TTGTTGCCGTGGCGGAAGTCCTCAATCTGGCGGTCGCCGCGTAGCTTTTCGCTTTCAATGGCGTCCTTGGTCATCGCCAAAGATGTGCCTGTATGCGGCACGGGCGTCCACGTTGGGGTCGCTGGCGTTGTGCCGTATGTTGATTCTGCAACGTAGTGCAGGGAGTGTTGTGCGCCGTTAGCAATAGCCATGATAAATTACCTCGCTTCAGTATATGTTTGGAATGATACAGACACCGGCACAAAGTGCCAAGCATCGTCAAAGATTGCGGGCGCAATAGATACAGACCGAATCCGCACGTTCACGCCATTATAGGTGGCAACAGTACCACGTTTGAAGTGGTCGGCAACGCTGTCCACCAGACTGCTTCGACCTGAGCCAACTTTGTAAACAACATCTATTTGGTAGATGCCGTTTGTCTGGTCTAGACCCTCTGAGCCTAATCCGCTTTGCAATGTATCGGCTGGCAAAAACGCAGGCCGCAAATACGTCGTGCCACCCGTAGGCTCATACTCGATATTAGGCCAAGCAATAGGCGGGCTACCAGCAATAGATGCTAGTCGCGTGTCTAATGCGGCCTGTATGTCGTTGAAGTATGTGCTCATTTTTTATTCGCTTTTGCCAACATAGATTGTACAGCCATGAGGTTGATACGCAACATCCCGCTAGGGGCTTGTTTGCTGTAACCGTACTCCAATCGCCGAGCGTAAGGCAAATTGTTCGTCAGGTAAAACGTCTGCCCCATTTCAATATTGGCAATGACCTTATCAGCAAGGTCGGCGGTGTTTGCGCCATCCTTAGACTTGTCTTTGCGCTGCAACTTACCCCCCTTTGGCGAGCCGAATGACGCTTGCCAGTTACCGCGAAACCTGCCGGTGTCCACCGGGCTTGCTTTGATTATCAAGCGCGTCAGGTCAAGCAATATGCCGCGCACGGTTATTTCCGTATAACCCTTGAGGTTTAGCGTAGCCTTATCTAAGTCTTTGGCGAAACTCATTTGCGTATTTGCAGGTTGCAAGCCACCACCACGTCGGATGGCTTAATCTCGGATACGCTTATCACGCGGAATATCTCGCTTGCAATAGATACGGTGTCGCCTACCTCGTAGGCGTGACCTTCGGCTAACAGGCGGCGGTCGTTCTGCTCAATGCTTTGCGCTGCTCGCTCGTTTGTCGTGTAGTCAAAGACGCAAGCGTATTTGTCAAAGGTCGCCGTCGTTTGGCTTGTCGTGCCCGTAGATGGCGAGTAAGCGCCATTTGTTGTACGGGTGAAAGTATATTGCTTGCCGAACTTTTGAAGTAAGGCGGTCGCATTACCAGCTAACAGCGAGTAGTTATACACGGCTGACCATTCCTACGGGTTGAATAATCTTACTCAGCGCAAAGGTAAGCGCCGGTGTGATGGTGCGGTTTTCCGCGTTGTCAGCGTACACCACCGAAATATCACCAATGCTTTCGGACTTAGTCTTGCGGCTTTCTACCTCAAACTGGCTGTAACCGTCGGCCTGTACCTTGGTTGCTTCGTAGGTCGCCGTCTTGACCTCTTTCGGTATCTCGGTTGCGTCGGCGTAGTAGCCGTCAATCTGCGCCTCGGTGCGAGGCCATTGCAGGAACTGGTTTTCGTTGGCCTTGTTGCCAATGTATGCGATGCGCTCTAGGTAATCCATCGCACGCAATATTTGTTGCTCGACTGTGGTGTCATCGGCTGAGTAAGTCAGGCCGCGTGCATCCGCCCATGCTTTGTATTCAGCGAGGGTTCTATAACTGTTTGCGTTGGCTACCAGCGAACCGTCTTCCACAATCAAAGCCATGATTTAAGCCTTTTTATAGCCACCGAGGGCATAGTTTGCTACTTCGTCAGGGTGTACGTCAGCGGTCTTGCCGTCATCGCGTACCATCTTTACCGTCTTTACTTTTTCGGCGGCTTTGGCATTGGCTTGGCTGGCTTGGCTGGTTTCTTCTTGTACTGCTTGAGTGCTTTCGGCATTTTTCTTTCCTCGCATAATCAATCCTAATAAAAGGGGAACCCCCCGAAAGAGGCTCCCCATTTGGTTTAGCCCAACAACACAGCGATGTGCTCTGGCTTCCATGCCTTGACGCCCCAAGATGCGGCGACTTCAATCATGGTCTTGCGGTAGCCTTTGTAGACTCGGACTTCAAACACCATGCCGGTGAATGGGTCTTGAATCAACATTGCGTCCGTAGCGGTGTCGCCACCATCAGGTACAGCAGGAGCGCGCATAGCGATTTCCAGCGCGGTGCGGTGGAAAGCCACGTTTGCGGCGTAGCTGTTGCCAACGGTGATTGCGGCGTCGTTAGCCAACGCGATGCGTGAGCCGGGAGAGCCGATTGCGAAAGAACCACCCGCAAGAGCCGTATTCACGACGTACTTGTTGGTGTCACCGTTAAAGGTTACAACGTCACCAGCGATGATGGTGCCTGTGCCGCCGTCAGCAGCGATGACGGTGTCACCGATTGCGTGAGAGGCGTCGTTCACCAAGTAGCTTGCGCCCGTACCTTTGGTATGTGACTGCACTTGTGCAGACTCTTTAACCATCAGGCCTTGCAGGTCAAGCAAAACGCCTTGACGCAACATATCGACGCCACCAGCTTCGTTAGCCTTTTGCAACTGAGCCAATTGACGCAAGTTTGTGCCATCCAACGTGCCAAGAATCATAGATGCTTGACCGTCGTTGCTAGGCATACCGTTGTCAACCAGAATCTGGCGCAACTCGGCGACTTCGCTAAAGTTAGAACCGAAAGGCGTAGTGCCAGCAGTACCAAAAGCGCGTGATGCGTTTGTGTATGCCTCGGTAGCCAAGTCAGCTTCCATCTCGTTAGCCAGCGTGCGCATAGCTTGCTTGATTTGGTCACCGTACACGGTCTCAAAGCCGATACCGTTGTTCAGGTGACGCACGTCCTCGCCCGTGTAAGGGATTTGCACAGCGCGAGCCTTGCTGATAACCAATGTCTTGTTATCAACCGTCTGGTCTGTACCTTCGGGGATGGTCATTGACTCAGCCACGTTTACAGCGGTAGCTGCGCGTGTGAATGAGGCACGGACATTGTCACCCTTGGCGGCACGCTCGGAGCCGTTGGCGTTAATGGTAGCTGATGGGATGAAGCCGACTAACTCGCGGCCTACTACGTCAGCGGCTTTATAAATGTCCGCTGCAAGGTTGTCTAATACGTTTGCCATTGTGAAGTTCCTTTGAAAATGGTCAATCTGAAATTACTTTACCGCCATCTTTAACGAATTTGGCGCGTTCTGATTGTGCCATAACGTCAAAGTCTGAGCGACTAACTTGTTTTCGACCACCATCGGCTCTGCCTTGTGACCGTGTAGCTCCGCTACCGTTTGCCTGTGACCCGTCCACTAAGAACGGGTACGCAGTTTTGATTGTAGCAGTCAAGTCATCCAAAGTGGAAACTGTTAATTGACCGCTATCATCTAAAACTTTAATGCCATCGTCGGTTAATGTCAACCGAGCGCTGATTTGTTGCTCGAGCAAATTTGCCCGCGCTGTGTCTTTGGTAAGGCCAGCGGCAATCTTGGCGGCAGTCGTTTTAATCTGCCCGCGCTTGATGTTGGTGTTTAACTCCTCCATCTTTGCCTTTAGCTGGTCGGCCTCATTCTTTTGCGCCTCGAATAACTGTTTGTAGTCATTGCTTGCTTTAGCCTTTTCTTCAGCCTCGCTCTTAGCTAACTGCGCCGCTTCGTCTCGCTCGCGTTGTACCCGCTTTTTCTCAGCAAGTAGTTCGTCGTTCTTCGACTTCAAGCCGGTGATGCTTGCCTCGATTTGCGCTTGCGTGTGTGCGGTTACGGCCTCGGCAATTTGCGCCTTTACCGTCTCGTCTAGTTCAATGTCTTTTAGGAAGTCCATTTATTTACCTCTGGTTTAAATGTTGTGGCTCTGCCACGTTAAATGCCCGCGTCATCAAATGCTTGCGGTTCCAATCGGCGCAGTTCGTCAAGGGTCAAGGTTCTACCTTGGCTATCAACAAACCGCCCAATGCTCAAATCACCATTGCGGAACAACTTGCCCCGCGATGGTCCTAAAACTGTGTCCTGAAAACTAGCTGGCTGCCTCTTTAGCCATTGCTCGTATGTCGTGGTCGCTGGGACTTGCTTTGCGCCCTGTGCGCCGACTGATGGTCGCTGACCTTTTAATCCGCTGATAGGGCTGATTTTAGGGTCAACAATTGGCACGATAGTACTGCGGCAACCAAAGTGCGCGGGAGGCTTCGGGCTTTCCGGTGCGAACGGGTAGATGAGGCCGTCACGGTTCATGCAAATCAAACTGGTGCGTGCGTCTAGCGTAGACACCCACTCGTAGCCGGTGAATAGGTCTTTGTTGTCACGCATCACTACGTCGCGGGCTTGCACCGATACATGGTTGGCTACCGTGCGGACAATCGTTGCGGCCTGTGACTTCTGTATAGGCGCAAGGTTCTTTACCGCCGTTTGTATCGTGCCGTTTGCATCACCTAGTGCTATCCCGTCGCGTATCGTTTGCACAATCTGCTCGGACTTCTTCTTGCCAAACGTCTTTAGCGCATCGCGGATGGTGTAGCCCTGACTAGGCGCTAGGTTCATTATCGACGTGAATACGCTGGCCTCTAGTTGCGCCATCGCGGGTAGCACCGTGGTCGTGCGTATCGTGTTGTCAAACATCCGCTTGCTAAACTCGGCTTCGTACTCGGCAAAGTCAATGGCCTCTTGGATTATCTTGTCAGCTAAGTCGCCGTTCAACTGGTCGGCAAGTAGACGCAAGTCCATTAGCAACTCTTGTTGCCTAGCGCGAGACAAGGCCGTAAGGTTGCCGCCGGATATGCGGTTTGCTACTTGCTCAATCAGCGAGTCGATGGCCTCGATAGCCTCTTTTTCTCTGCCCGCAGCGTATAGCTGGACAAATACTTGGTGTCGCGTTGCCGCGTCGATTAAAGCCGTGTTGGTTGACATTAAATCAGCGGGTTAGCGGTTCCACGTTCTTCGCGTA